TTGACAGGTAGGGAAAAGAAGTTTTGCAGTTTATTTCTCGGTTCGGGAAATTCCGAGCTTGCCGCAGAAAAGGCAGGCTACACGGGGGATTGTGAGCAGAAGGGGGAAGAGCTTATCTGCCGTCCCGAAATTTCAGCCGAGCTTGAACGGCTGTCACGGCTAAGAGAAAAATCTCTTGCCAACATGGCGGCGGCAGGGTATCAGCGGTTGGCTTTCGGGAGCATTTGCGATGCAATTTCTTTGCTTTACAAAAGTGATCCGAGCAAGGAGGATCTTGAGGGAATGGATTTGTTCCTTGTGTCGGAGATTAAAAGACCGAAGGACGGTTCAATGGAAATCAAGTTTTTTGACAGGCTAAAGGCACTTGAAAAACTCGGTGCAGGCGGTGAGCATGAAACAGGCGCAAAACAGCTTTTTGATGCCATTTCAAACAGCGCAAGGGCGGTGAATGACAGGGAAAATGGAAATTAAAGCTTTTTCTAAAAAACAGCTTACCGTGCTTTCGTGGTGGAACAGGGAGTCGGCTTTTCGTGACAGGGACGCAATCATCTGTGACGGTGCTGTGCGCAGCGGAAAGACTTTTTGTATGTCGCTGTCGTTCATTTTGTGGAGCTTTTACGATTTTGCAAATTCGGATTTTGCACTTTGCGGAAAGACAATCCGTTCTTTAAGGCGAAATATGATTACGCCCGTGATTCCGATTTTGAAATCACTCGGTTTTAAGTGTGAAGAAAAGCTGTCGCAGAATATTTTGACCGTGAGCGTTAACGGAGTGATGAACAGGTTTTATCTTTTCGGAGGCAAGGACGAGTCATCCGCATCACTCATTCAGGGCATGACGCTTTCGGGTGTGCTTTTTGACGAGGTTGCGTTGATGCCGAGGTCGTTCGTTGAACAGGCATTGGCGAGATGTTCCGTGTCGGGTTCAAGATTTTGGTTTAACTGCAATCCCGAATTTCCTGAGCATTGGTTCTACCGTGAGTGGATTAAAAAGTGCGGTGACAAAAATGCGTTATATCTGCACTTTACAATGCAGGACAATCCGTCTTTGAAGCCCGAAGTTGTCAAAAGGTATGAAAGTCTGTATTCGGGTGTGTTTTACGAGAGGTTCGTAAAAGGCAGATGGGTAGCCGTTTTCGGTGCGGTTTATCCGTTTATGGACAATGAAAGGATGTACTGCGATATTCCGTCAGATATTGAAAGCTGGGCGGTATCGTGCGATTACGGTACTGTAAATCCCGCATCATTCGGTTTGTGGGGCAGAAAAAACGGCGTGTGGTACAGGGTTGACGAATACTACTTCAACTCACGCACTCAGGGCTTTCAAAAGACCGACGAGGAGCATTATGACGGACTTGAAAAGCTGATTGACGGGCGAAAAATTGAATGTGTGATTGTCGATCCGTCTGCCGCAAGCTTTATTGAGGTTATAAGACGGCACGGAAAATACACGGTTGTGTCGGCTGAAAACAATGTTATCAACGGCATAAGACAGACTTCGCAGGGTTTGAAGGACAGAAAAATCAGAATCTGCAAAAATTGCAGAGCCGCAAGAAGAGAATTTTCGCTTTACCGTTGGGACGGCTCGGGGCGCAGTGACGCACCTGTTAAGGAAAACGACCATGCAATGGACGACATAAGATATTTTGTCACCACGAAAATTTACGGTTGTGACGGATTCTTTGCCGTTGCAGCCAAAAGACAGGAGGAAACAGCTTGAGGCTTGGCAGAAAAAATAAAAAGACCGAGAGCATAAAGATGGTGCAGACCGTTTTGAGAGAAACGAGAAATAATTCGCCGATTTTCTCACGATTTGCCGTTCAGACGAGAACAGAAAGGCAGTTGTACACAACTTTGCGTGAGTCTGTGCCGATTATTGATGCGGCACTCTGCAAAATTATCAGACTTATCGGCGGATTCAAAATTGTGACTTCATCGGCTGAAAGTCAGAAGATTGCCGACAGCTTTGTTAAAAATGTCCGCACAAACGGTGAAATGATGGGACTTGAAAGTTTTGTGCTTTGCTATCTTGATTCGCTTCTCACCTACGGACAGGCGGTCGGTGAGATTGTTCCCGATAGTGACGGTGAGGGGATTTGTGCATTGTACAATGCAAGCCTTGACGATGTTGAAATCAGAGCGGATTCTTCTCCGCTGAAGCTTGCGGTTTACACACTCGGCAACGGTACAGCCGAAGAACCTAAGCATCCGGAAAGAATTTTTGCAACCCTGCTTAATCCAAAGCCGGGTACTGTGTGCGGTACTTCCATACTCAGCGGTTTGCCGTTTGTCAGCTCAATACTTTTGAGGATTTTTGAGTCGGTAAAAACAAACTGGGAGAGGGTTGGCGATATCCGTTTTGCGGTTACTCTCAATCCCGATTCAAACGGTTCGGCTGTGAGCAGAGAAAATGCACAGGCGGTTGCCGATGAGTGGAAAAAGGCGATGAGAAGCGACAGCGTGTGTGATTTTGTGTCGGTCGGCGATGTCAGCATTAAGGTTATCGGCGCTGAAAGCGATATGCCCGACTGCGACATTCCCGTAAGGCATATTCTTGAGCAGATTATCGCAAAGCTTGGTATTCCGCCGTTTTTGCTCGGCATTTCGTGGTCGAGTACGGAGAGAATGAGCGAACAGCAGGCGGATATTCTTACAAGCGAGCTTGCTTACTACCGCACCGTGCTTGAACCCGTGATTACAAAAATTGTGTCGGCTCATCTTAAAATGTGCGGTTATAACGACAGCTTTAAGATTGAGTGGGACAAGATTAATCTTCAGGATGCGGTTGAGCTTTCTCAGGCAAGACTTAACAATGCAAATGCGATGAACATTGAAAGACAGATTGGAGCGGAGGTGCAGAATGAAGGATAACAAACTTATTAAAAGCGGTGTTTCGGGCGTTGTTGACGGTGAAAATCAGACTGTCGGCGATGATGAACTCGAACTGATTAACCGCTTTACAAGGCGAAATCTTGCAAAAAATGAGGTGTATGCGTTTTCGGTTGTGCTGTGTGACAACGATGTTGACCGTGACGGCGAACGCTTTACAACAGATTCGCTTTATGAGCTTGAAAAGCTTTTTGTCGGCAAGACGGGAATTATTGACCACAATCCGAGTGCCAAAAATCAGACGGCAAGAATTTTCAGCTGTAAGGTTGAGAAAATTGACGGTCAGAAAACGGCTTTGGGTGACGATTACTACAGGCTCCAGGCAAGGGCATATCTTCCCGTTTGTGAGAGCAACAGGGATATTATTCTTGCGATTGACAGCGGAATTATCAAGGAAGTAAGTGTTGGCTGTGCCGTTGGCAGGGTTGTGTGCAATGTGTGCGGTGAGGACATCTCGATGTGTACTCACAAAAAGGGCGAGGTTTACGGCTCAAAGCTTTGTTGCGGTGAACTTGTGAACCCGTATGACGCATACGAATGGAGCTTTGTTGCCGTGCCGTCACAAAAGAGGGCAGGCATTACGAAAAGTCACAAAATTTTTGGAAAGGAAAATGATATGGAGAAAATTCTTAAAGCCATTGAAAACAAAAAGGCTTTTACACTTGATGAGAGCGACAGCAGAAAGCTGTGCGAATATATTGACGGGCTTAAAAAGTCGGCTAAGGACGGTGTGCTGTACCGTGAAAGCCTTACCCGTGATGTTGTGGGACTTGCCGCTTTTGTTCAGCCTGACATTTCGGGCGAAACAATGGAGAGCGTGGCAAAGAGCATGACAATTGAACAGCTCAGAGAATTTAAGTCAGCATTTGAAAAGAAAAAGAAAGCAGCTTTTGAGCCTGTTCCGCAGCTTTACTGCAAGCAGGACAAGAGAAATAACACCGTGGAAAACGGTCAGTTCAGTATTTAACGGAGGTATTATTATGAATGTAAATTTTAACGGATTCGGCGAAAATGCCGCAACATTTATTGCAGACAAAACACTTACGGAGGCAGGCGTGCCTGTTAAGGTGAAGGACAACGGCACTGTTGCAAAATGTGACGCAAGCGAGAACTTTTGCGGTGTGTGCGTAAGCGTGAGAGGCGGTTATGCGGTTGTTCAGCTTTCGGGCTATGTAAAGGTTAAGAGCGACAAGAAAATCGCCGTCGGCTACAAAAAGCTTTCTGCAACGGCAGTCGGCGGCGTGTCGGTTACAACAACCGGCAGAGAGTACCTTGTGCTTGACTCAACAGACACTTCGGTAGGATTTATTCTTTGATAAGGGGAGGAAGATATTATGGCAAATTTTGAAAATATTACAATTGAAAAGGGTATGTATCAGACAAAGGGCGGAATTTCGGGCGCACTTGAAAAGCTTGATCCGTCAGAAAATTACAGAGGTACTGCACTTGAGGGACTTGACGCATTTTCCCGTCAGCTCAAACGCTTTGACATTAAGGTTAAGGGCAGAAACAGCGACTGTGTTGAAAAGTTTTTTCAGAGTTCAAACTCTGCGGCACTTTTCCCCGAATATGTGAGCAGAGCCGTTATGCAGGGCATGGAGAGAGCGGATATTCTCCCAAATCTTGTGGCAACCGTGACAGACATTGAGGGTATGGATTACCGCAGTATTGCATCTGTTCCGAGTGAGGATGACAAGAGTCTTAAACTCGTCGGCGAGGGTGCAAAGATTCCGCAGACTGAGGTTAAGACAAGAGAAAACCTTGTTAAGCTTCACAAGCGCGGCAGAATGCTTGTTGCATCATATGAGGTTCTTCGCTTTCAGCGTCTTGACCTCTTTGCCGTAACACTCAATCAGATTGGCGCATATATTGCAAGAGCACAGCTTAAAGATGCGATTGATGTGCTTGTGAACGGTGACGGAAATGAAAATCCCGCC